ACCTCCAATCGAACCAAGACAATTACCAGCGAATCAAAACCGCTTGGGGATGCAATGGCATCCGCTTCGCTAAACAGCTCGGCGACAGCAAGCAAGCCGCCGACTATTGCAAGAAAGACGGGAACTTTCTCGAAGCTGGACAATACGTCCACATCGAGTCCCCTAAGAAGAGACAGGGCGCTAGGAGCGACCTTGTAGAGATTCAGGAAAGGATCACCTCAGGTGATACTTATGAGACACTTTGTGAAACACATTTTACTCAAATGGCTAAATACTCTCGCTTTATCAAGGAGAGGGTCGCCAAGAGGGACGAGCTCCTGACAATTCAGGAGCTTGCGGAGAAGTTCGAAGCAACTTCTCCTCGCCCTTGGCAGAGGACGATCATCGATCTGGTGGAGGCTCCCCCTTCCAAGAGGAAGATCCACTGGGTCTGGGATCCCTATGGGAACGTCGGGAAGAGCTGGATGGCTTCCTTTCTGGCGGTGAAGAAAGCCGCCATTGTCCTTGAAGGCGGCAAGAAAGCCGACATGGCCTACATCTGGGCCCAGAAGCCGTGCAAGATCGCGGTCTTCGACCTCTCCCGCACCCAGGAATCCTTCCTGGACGGAGTCTACTCCCTCGCGGAGAGCCTCAAGAACGGCCGCGTGGTCTCGACCAAGTACGAGTCCAAGAGCGTCTGCTTCGAGGTGCCGCATGTCATCATCTTCGCCAACTTCGAGCCGGACCGGACCAAGTGGAGCGACGACCGCTACGACATCATCCGCGTCGGCGCCTGAGGGAGGGTGGGTTGGTGGCGGGGGGAGGGACGGAGGGGCGGAGTGAGGGTTGATCGAAAGATCCCCCACCCACAATACAATCAGTAAAAATTTTTAAAACACCAAAAATTTTCGCCGCAGCGCGTTGCTCAAAATGAAGTTGTGGGGGATTCCCAAATTTACTGACCTACGGATCCTTGAAGTAGTGGCGATATGTATACGCCACAGACGCGATGTTATCGGTTACGATAGTTCCATAATGATCGTACGGAATAACGTACAACACCAAACGATTCCTCATATCTTTTGGCACAGTAGTCGTCACGTCATCCGTTCCAGCACGATAATGAACCTCTCTGCCAGTCTTGATGTAGAACTTGTGAACCATTGAATGTTCAAACACGGTGTCCGGGATACCAGACTGCTTAATTGGCTGAATGACCTTATCGTATATGACATTATACATGTCTGTATCCACCTTTTCGATCAAATTGTTGCCCATCGCAGTAGGATAAAAAACCTTCTGGTTAATGCCACTGTAAGTTGCACCGTACACGGTGTCCGGGTACTGGAGTACCAAGATGCGATAACCAACATTTGGGCGATCCTGTTTCTGTGAGAGCCATAGATTGATCGAAAGCCCAACGGACCACGCCTTGTCGCCGATACGGCGAGTAGCTTGGACACCTTGCTGCAAACCTAGCATGTTTACGACGAGGGAATACGGGTTCGATGCACCCGCGTATGCTGCTGAGTGTCCTACATTGTGATACAGATTGACATTCTCCGATCCCGAGTCGTAAAACTTGGTCTCTGAGATTTTCAATTGCATCTTCCGAAGACTGGAGAAAAGAGTTTTCTGTGATTTGGGGTTGGTCCAAGTCTTGCGAGGACGCTTCTTGGACCATTTAGACGGACGAGGCATCGACCAACTGCTCCTTTTGTGATGAAGTTTCACACAATCCCTACACTATTTAAAGAGGAATAGTTGGGGATGTGTTGGGACAATCCCCAGCTGTAGGTTTACACTGTGAATAGTCCCTAACACAACAAAAACTTTTTGTGTTGGGTGTTGGGGAAGTGGGGGGTAATAATAGGACCCCCACTTCCCCAACGGGGGTCTTCGACCCCCTTTTTCCACCCAACGGGGCGGCGGTTTCCCTATCTCATCTACCAAGGATAATTAATGAGGGGGGCGCCCTGGGCTTCGCCCAGACTGGGCTTCGCCCAGAAACTTAAGGGTCATTATTCATAAGGGGGACGCCCTGGGCTTCGCCCAGTCCACAGCCTTTTACAATTATCCTCCTTAGGGCCATCTACCCTTTTTTTGCCTTCATGGCAGGGCCACTGTGATGAGAGCCGCCTATTTCGATTGAGTCCGAGTCTTGATGAGAGCCTCTCTGGGAGATTGGATCTCGGAGCTTTCGGAGATATCGGAGATATCGGAGTACATGTATCTCCGATCTCGGAGATCTCGGAGATATCGGAGCGGACCGTGCCCGGTCCGTGCCTGTCACGCGCTGTACGCGTGACCATGTGCGCATAGTTCTTTTTTTCTTTTGCGCCGTTTAAAACAATAGTTTTAAACTATGCCACTTTATAATTAAGCAACCCACAATCGCAAATTGCGAGTAGGCCTGCCAGTTAACTGCCAGGCTTTCCTCCCTCTAGAATCTCTAAAAGAAAACGATGGGCCTACACGGCATTTGCTTCACCTGGAACAATTATCCAGATGGAGCTTTACAAATTGTGATCCGGTCGGTAGGGACTACCGGGATCAAATACCTTATCGCTGGTGAAGAGGTTGGCGAGTCGGGGACCCCTCATCTACAGGGGTACCTCCAATCGAACCAAGACAATTACCAGCGAATCAAAACCGCTTGGGGATGCAATGGCATCCGCTTCGCTAAACAGCTCGGCGACAGCAAGCAAGCCGCCGACTATTGCAAGAAAGACGG